TTAGATAAGGTACTGGCGCATTGTTTTCAACGCATTCTTTTCAAGTCTGCTCACCTGAGCCTGTGATATCTGTATTTCATCTGCAACCTCCATCTGTGTTTTTCCCTGAAAAAACCGAAGCTTTATAATATACCGTTCCCTCTCTCCCAGATGTTTCATTGCTTCTTCCAATGATAAATCTTCTATCCACTTTTCTTCTTTATTCGTCTGATCACTTAACTGATCCATTACATAGAGTGCATCTCCTCCATCATTGTACACCGGTTCCTGAAGGCTCATAGGTACCTGGATTGCATCCAGTGCAAATACAATATCTTCTTTGGATATTCCGATCTCCTCAGCGATTTCCTGTACTGTAGGCTCTTTCTGATTCTTCTTCATATAGTTTTCCTTAGCATAAATTGCCTTGTATGCAGTGTCTCTGAGTGACCGGCTGACTCTTATGGAATTATTATCTCTCATGTACCTTCTGATTTCTCCGATAATCATAGGGATGATGGTTGGAACGCGAGAAAGTACCTATTAATATATGCTAAAATGTATGTCTATGTCATCGCCTGTGATAACTACCTTTTCAACACACTCTTTTAGCACCTTGTTTTTCTCGGAATCCGTCAGTGTATCCCACACGTTGGACATCTCTTTTATTTTCTCTATTTTTTCTCCCCGTCCAGCTTTCTCCCGGATGTCTTCTGCCTTTAGTTCTTCCCGTAGGTTTTTTAGTGTTTTTTCTTCTGCCTGGATAACATCCAAAAGCGTATCTGTACCGGAACTACCGCTTGCATACAATGTGTATAGGCGTTTCAGTTTTGCTTCGCTTAGTGATATCTCTTTTTCTATCATCTTCCTAGTGCTTTCAGATTCATTCTCTTTTTCTTCGACATTAACGATAAATCGTTTAAAACAGTCCTCTACTTCTTTTTCTACCACATCTGCCCTCACCTTTTTATTCTTGCAAGGGTTCCCTGTCTTAGATATATGCTCTTTTTCCTTGTACTGTGAGTAACATACTATCTTGGTGTACTTTCCCCACTTCTGCATACGCATTTTAGTACCGCATTTTCCGCAATAGCACAACCCGGTAAGCATATGCTTGTTGCTTACATAAGCATTTGTGGATCTCTTTTTTATCTCTTCCTGTACTTCGCAAAATAGTTTTTCGTCTATGATCGGTTCGTGTAAACCTTGGTATACTCTTCCTTTGTACTGTATCTTACCTACATAGGTTATTCTACGAATAATGTTCGATACAAGCTTTTCCGAATGCATCCCGAGAATTTTTTGAATCCTATCACACGAATACCCGTCCCGGAACATCTGAAAAATAGCTTTTACCTTTTCCGCTTCTTCCGGGATAATATGTAATATCCCATCGTTCCTGTCGTACCTATATCCATAAGGTATCGTACCGCCACCCATCCACAGTCCACGCTTTACACGTTCCACCATCCCGGCTCTTGTACGCATATAGATAACCTCACGCTCATACTGTCCCATGACAGCATTAACGCCCAACATCACACGATCCATCGGTGTCTCATTCCGTAAGTCCTCTGTAGCTGATACCACCTCTACATTGTATTTTGGTAAAAGTTTACTCACAAGCGTAAGAGTATCTACAACATCACGGCTCATTCTATCAAGCTTATAGATGTATACTGCCTGTATTTCTCCGGCTTCTGCATCTTCCAGAAGTTTCTGTATGTTCGGCCTTTGGATATTGCTCCCTGAATATCCCCCGTCCACATACCATCTGGCTATCTTCACGCCCCTTTTCTTGGCAAGTTCCTTTATCTTGTCTTCTTGGACATCAAGACCATACTTTTCGGTCTGTGCTTCTGTAGACACTCTCATATAACCTACATTTAATTTTTTCATGTCAATTCTCCTTTCAATTTAAAAAAAAGAATTGACCAAGATTCTATCAAGGTCAATTCTAAAATATCACTTATTTTTTGTCAACTTTTCTGAAAGAATCCTTTTTACCGCCTTGTTATGGATTTCATAATTCGAAAGTTCTTCTTTTGTCACCTGTTTGCCGTTCACAAAGATTCTTACCATCCGCATCACTCCTTTTCGGTAGTATTCCCGTGTTTGTTCCTTTTTATTCCGAATAGCCTTTCTGCCATCTTTCCATCGTCATGTTCTCCCCAAAGTATCCACCTATACATTTCATCCAAGACTTTCCTCCGATACCCCTGGAAGTCTTTTCGTGCAATCGGTATCCAGTAACGCTTACTTATATAGTCGTATCCTATTCCCGTGATAAGCGAGAAGAACAATATCCCCGATAAGTCATTATTTGCATTCTGACACCATTTCAGTAATTCAAGTTGATCGTTTCCACGCATCCTCTGGCATTCGTTCAACATCTTTTTTTCGTCCTCTTCGCTTATGTAGTAGATGTCTTTATGTGCCCCTCTCAGATATTTGTCTCTTACTCCGGCCATTAATCAATCCCTTCCTTTTCGCATATCCTAATACATCACTTTTGACCAAATAGTAGTTTTTCTTTCTTTTTACCGTCTTCTCCTTTGTTTTTTCTTCCAACACATTCACCATTAAGCGCATCCTCTAACGCCATTTGCATCTACAAAATACCCGCTTACTTTAAATATCTTTGCCATGTTTATTCTCACCTTTCTTTAATGATTCCTGTCTATCCGTTTCGATTATCTTAATTCAAAATATCTAACAACCTCTCCACTATTAATTTTCTCATCTATATCTTTTAAAGCATCGTCTACACTTTCAAACTTGCATGGGCATATATGTTCTTTCGTAAGATTTATAAAAGAATATGTGCCATCTAATTTATTTTTCATAATCGTTACGACAACTTCATCTTTCGGTCGTTCCACCAACCATCTTCTCATTCCACTTCCTCCAATAATTCCGGATTATCAAATATATTGCCTATTACTTCCATCTCATTTAACTTGATGTACGTGTCCGTAAGTGGCATCGAATAACAGAACGGCTCGCATTTACTTAATTCATCCGTTGGAATCACTTCATAATGCCATCCAATTACACTGTCTATTACTTCTTCGCTTTCCACTTCTATGACGTTAAACTCTCCGAATACTGCTTTTACAAGATCATCCGGATTACCATGACACATCAAAATGTCGTTTTCCCATATTTCCTCGCCTTTTAAATCAGTCAAATTCACATATCGGCAAATGGTATCTTCATCAACCAGGAATTCACCCTCGAGGCTTTTATCATAGATATAATTCTCGTCACTAAGATAGCCATGCACCCATATTCCGTTGAGATGCTCATTACCTGGAATTGCATGAATATGTTTCGCTCTGAAAAGTATTTCTCTACTCATATTCCTCAACCACCTCTAACTTCTTCAAGTCCTCGATAAGCCACGGTTCGGAATCTGACAATTTGACCATCGGAAAAACAACGTTGAAGTCACTAGAAATTCTTCTTGCTTCGCCCGTGTAAACAAAATGTCCGACTTCGCTTTTCTCTGGAATTTCCGTAAATACATAAACTGCATTTGATATATTATCTCTCGCCATGTATTTCCATCTATCTCTGAGATAATCTAAAAATGATCTATCCATCTTGCTTATCACCAGCTTTTCGGCGTACTCCGATTCAGCCCATTCTCTTCTTAATTCCGTACAACTTTTATCACCAAGTAATGAACATTCATCACACTCCATATCGTAACAATCAATTGGCTTTCCAGTAGATTTACGCACTGCGACATCATTACCACTACACGCAATCTCAATAATCTCTTTTGCATACTTCTCTTTATTCTTCATCTCTTCCACCTCGCTTAACAATTTCAATGGCTCTGTCAATAGCATTTGCAGTATTAAGATAAGCACAATCTTTATCCGCATCACCTGTATTTGCTATTGTGAAATAGTAGCGCATCTTTAAATCTTCAAGTTCTTTTACAACTTTCTCCACATCAAATGCTGTTTTGTAATTCCTTAATGTTCGGATTTCAACTCTACAGTTAGTTCTGTTATTTTGTAATTCTTGAATTTTTGCATCTATATCATATAGTGTGCTTTCTTCAAATTTTCTCGCTTGCCATCTCACTATTGCTTTTGTCAATTTCATTATCTCTTCTTCAATTCTTGCGATTTCTGCATCAACATCAATTAGTCTCATCAATCTCACTCCTTGTATGGTTCCGGCAACGGCATCCATGCAACACAGTTATACATTTCTTGTCCATCATCGCCATATGCCATATATCCCACTTCGTCTTTACGCAGAAGTCCAACTAACATATTTCCTCTATCATCGCAACAAAGTACGGTACCTTTTGGCATTCTTTCATTACATGGAATCCATTTCATTTGCTGTCCTCTTAAAAGTGTATCTTTTAATTCCTTTTTGGATATTATTTTTAGTAAAATGTTGAAACAAAAAGGTGTTATTGTCTGAAAAATAAACTCTTCTTCCGTTTCTCGTACTTTTGTTGCATAATCAACTGTAATTTTTTCTATGTCTGCATTTTTGATCTCTTTATTCACTTTTCTACACCTCTCTTTAGCTCTTTTATCTTCTTGTCATATTCTTTACGTGGAACGGTTATGGCGCACAATCTAACATCGTTTCTATCCACGCCGTGATTTTTGAAATGGCAATCTCTTTTTAGGTTTACATACTTATCGCCGACACAATATGCAAAATCTATCCGGAAGAACGGGTTCTCTCCTATTATGTAATTCTCGATAACAACTTCGTCCCCATAACCTCTTAAATATTCATAATATACCCATAGAGGTTTGTTTTTGTCTCTTTCAGATACGATCTCGCCAGTGTTTCTGTCTACCCAGTACATTTATTCCACCTCTTCATCTGCCGGAAATTGAAAAATGTTTTTCTCCGCAAACGTTTCTAAAAGTTGTTCTATTTCATCTGTTCTCCGAAAGCCTATAGCCATAGTGAGTGAGTTCATTTCGTGGCTTCTTATTTTGCACCATGCATACCTGTTTCTGCACATTTCCATAGCCTTTTTAGCATTCTCCCCGGTGGAATATACTCCGAGTACATGGTTTTTTGACAGATCAATTAAATTTGCATGATTGCATGGTGCACATGCCACCACCATGTAACCTTTACTGTACATAGTTTTTAATTCATTTTTTACTTCGAGTATTTCTAACTCGACAAGTTCGTATGGCATATCTAATGATCCACTTTGACTAATTATTCTCATTATCTTCCACTCCTTAACATACAGAATAGCAATTCTGTCATAGATCTTTTTCTTAGTCCAATTCTACAAGGTTTTACTACCTTTAATTCCCACCCCATCACATTTGTATCATCTATCGGCGTTGGATTTTGGAATTCATCTTCTGTCTCTTTCATGTACGGGACAGCTACCATAATTCCCCAATATTTAGATGATTCCGGGTTGCATTGGTGTAAGTGTTCATCAAACTTACCGTTTTGTAAATCTGGTAGCAAGTCTTTGTAGCACTCCATCGTAGTTACTATATAGTTCTTTTCTCCATAGAAATTCAGTCCATTCCCGCTATAAACATCTTCCTTGCAACTTTTAATTTCATAACAAGTAAATATTCCTTTTTCCACCCCGGATATAGACATTTGATCTCCGGGTGAAAACTGCATATAATCCACGCGTTTCGCCTTGGATGTCCACGGGTCAATACTCACTTCTTTTGCATAATGTTTTCCAAAAACGTTTAGTTTGGTGCGTTCAAGGGTATGCGACAGAAAAAGTGTAATTTCTTTTCTATTCATTTTCATCCTCCTTTACATAATCCGGGCATTCTTCCATGTATTCATCAGTTCCATGATGCTTCCGGTTCGGCTTCGACCTCGACATCATCATCGTACATCTCCATAATATCTGTGATATCACAGAACGCTCGATCTAACCGCATCATGAAAATGTCAAATTCATCTATGGATCTTAATGAATTGATATCAAGTTCGCTTTTGAATCTCATGATACAGAATCTATTGCTTTTCGATTCGTACAAATGAATTACCTTTGTCAGTTTCTCATCCTCTTCGCATTTGAAAACCAAATCACAAAATCTTCCTCCGAATATGTTATCTCTTATATGCACATCTACTTCTGCCGTCACGTTCTGATATCGTGGTTCATCATCTATGTAGACTTCAAGGTCAGATGTATCAAGATTCTTGCTGACATATTCCTTGTATTTCTCGAATACATCTTCCAAGCTGATTACATCTTTGTCCGGCTCTGTCATAAGGCTCTTGAAGTTTCCTAAGATTTCTTTGTTGTCAATTAGGTTTGTGCTGTTAATGATTTCTGTAAGAACTGTATCAAGTTTTACTGTATATTCGTCAAGATTTACTCTTTCGATTGTCGGTGTCATTACTTCTTTTACTTTTTCATCGATAACCTTTTTTGCATCACCATTCCATTTGAACTGTTCTTCGATACTGCTTTTCAGCGCTTTAGTCACGGCATCAGACACAAGCTCTTCAACTGTTCCGTCATTCAATTTATCTGTTACTGCTTTCACTATTCTTTCTTCAAATGTACTCATAATTCGTTCCTTTCTCCCTGGCCATCTATTCATCTTTATCTTCAAGTGCCATCTCACTGAATCTCTTCAAAACATCTGGAATATTCATTCTCTCAATTGTTTCTTTCGCAAGATTCTCTTTCAATTTCTGTTCCAGTGACTTCACAAGACTTTCTTCCACTTCTCTTTTTGCAGTAGCAATCATATTTTCTACTTTTGTGCCAAGTTCTTTTTCCAAATATTGTCTCGTAATAAGATCGGCAGCCGATAATTTTCTGTCACTAGAAAAACTTGCAATGCATCCATCTCTATCGTATCTCTTTTCTGTAAGGAACAATTCAAACCTTTCTCCTACATACTCGGACAGAGGTTTATACGTTACCTCTTCACTCCAAGTGTTCTTCTTTTCCGGAATAATAATCTTTCCAATCTTCTCCTCACACACATTCGCAACGAACTGGTCTACGGTTGCCTGTATCGTTCCTTCTGCTTCAAGAATCTTTTCTGCGATTTTATCATCAACTGCTTCCACAGCTTCTGTTGTTGCTTTTTTTAGAAGTGCATCCTTAATACCACTAACAACTTGCTCCTTGATTTCTTCATCAATTGTATATCCGTCTTCTACATCCACCCAGTCCAATTCTACCTCAATATTAAATTTCGCCATTATAATCCTTCCTTTCTCCTTAAAAATGAGTAAAAAAATACCAACCACCGAATACTGATGGTTGGTAGATGAAATTATGCTTCTTTATACTGTTTCAAATCTGATTCGCTTAGTTTTTCAAAAACAAATCCGCAATCAAGACATATATACCTTTGCGTTTCAACCGACATTGTACGTGCAGGTTCTGTACAAGTTACATTCCCTTGCTTACTTGTTTTTTCTGGAATTTGTTTTGCTAAGATTGTACTTCCACTAATTCTTTCGGTATTTTCGCTTTTACAAAATGGACATTTCATTGGCATTTTCCTCCCGTATATTTTATACGGAAATTATACCATTCCAACCATCAATATTCAATTGTCAAGGTGCTGTTTATTTGTTCCAAGTCAGAAGCTGACACGCTATAGTGCAATCTTCCATGACTTCTGTATTAATATTTCCTCTGTTTGGTTCTAATTCATCCAGGAATACACCATTTATGCAGCTATGCCCTATCTCCCGTTCTTGCTTCGCTCTTCGCTCAAATACTTCCGGGAAATCTACCCGAATTTTATTCCAATATCCCATACCGCCCTTTACACAGCCGATGCAGTTATTGTTCGGATATCCCATGTCGTACATGATAGGTCTTGGAACACCAAGCTGATATGCTATTCCATGTGCTTCTTCTTTCGTCAGCCCATGTTCTATAAGCGGGAATTCGTGATCGTAATCGCTCAAAGCTTTGCAAACCCTGTCTGCTCTGTTCCGCTCATTTACGTCATATCCCCACACATAGATGTGATGTTCCGGGTGTTCTCGCTCCCATTTCATTCTCACTCTCTTTTTCATCCATTCAGTACACGGTGCGCCATATGGGGTGTTGATGCATCTTCTCTTTTCAATAACATCATCCACACTCTCATATTCGTCTGACTGTAGGATTGTTATCTCTCTTCCAAGTACCCTCTCGCAATCATGCAAGAATCTTAAACTATCTGGATGTTGATTCGGTACATGAGTATAAATAATCTCATCTACATCCTTTGCTAAATAACAAGCTACAAAACTACTAATTCCTGTTGAAAACCAACATACTTTCATAACACCACGCTACAAATCCATGTATCGTGGATAGATTAACAATCGGCTTGGATGCATTATTAAGTGCTTATTTAGGCACAGCCACTCCGTCAATCTTTATGTACCAATTCACCATACTAATCTTGATACAACCTCGGTTTACCGAGGATTCGTTATTCCTTTCTGTACTTCTCCAAAATCTCTGTAATTGCTTTCATGTGTTCCACTACTTCCGGCAAATCTTCATCACTAATTGCTCTGATGCGGTCTTCTCTTTTTAATTCGCTTAGCTTATATATTCCGTCAGAGAAATCTTTAAATGATTTAGCAAGATAAGTTTCGCTTCCGGCATTAGCATCGCACTCATAAAAAATTTCATGTTTATCATGTTCTCCAAACTTATCCGTAAAGAATTTTGTTCGCTTTGGAGTGATTCTCGTGATTTGTGCTGGAGTAATTAACTGATGTCGGAATGATGAACCCCATCCGTAGTTCACTTTTCTCGCAACTCCAACCCAATCTCCAACTTTTAATGTGTCTTTGTCTATCTCTTTTAATTCAATGTACAATTTTATACCTCCATAAAATTTTCTATCCTCAGTTGTGCCGTATGCTCTTCCAACCGCTTTTTCGAGATATTGTAATAATATTCATCCAATTCAAATCCAACATACTGCAGTCCGGCATCATGTGCAGCGATCAAACTACTTGCACTTCCAACGTGCGTATCCAAGATTTTCATTCCTCTTTCAGCATATTTTTCAAAAATCCACCGATATAACGCAACCGGCTTTTGTGTCGGATGTATTCGCTTCTCATTCAGCTTTTTATTCCCTTGCTGTATATATCCCTCTTCGATGCTCTTTCCTTGCATCATTCCGTTCCACATATATCGAAATAGCCGAACGCTGTCATAAATACTGCAGACTGCTATTTCACAGTCAGAAAAATCAGTTTTTCCGTTACATTTGTCCCATACAATTCTACCGTGTGGGAAATTATAGTTAAAATAATTGCATCCCCATATTATCTGCTCTTTCGAAACTCTAAACAGTTCGTCAAAATACTCTTTCCCCGGTACTTCCCATTGCTCAGAAATTCTATAACTTCTCTGTACGCCGATAGGACTTACTTTTCTGCCGTAAAATCCACGTTTTTCAGGTCCGCTAAAATACGGCGGGTCTACAACTGCAAGATCGAAGTATTTATCCGGGAATTCTTTCATCCCATCCATGCAGTCCATGTTGTAATATCCAAAATCTAACATTTTATATCTCCAAAATAATCTTCTATATTCATCTGCAAATCTTTTTCAACTTTCAGCATTTCATTCTTAGCTCTTGCATAGAAATTTCGGTCAATTTCAAAACCGAATGCACTTCTACCTAGATTTCTTGCTGCTCTCAACGTGCTTCCCGATCCGCAACATGGATCAATAACTACATCTCCAGGATCAGTAAATGTCTGAATCAATTGTTCCAACAACCTTACTGGCTTCTGAGCCGGATGAATTTTCGGAATATCTTTTCCATCCTTTTCCCACTTAAACCAGTTAAATACCATGTGTCCAGTTCCACGAATCGTTTTTCCGTTTTCATCAAATCGTGCGCCATTTCTAAATTTTGGAAGTTTGTCTCGGTATAATACCAAAGCGTATTCCGTAGCACCTACAATACGCATATTTGCTTTCAATACCTGTGGACTGTAATTTTTCACAAATACAAGCGGTATGTAATTCACAAAGCCATGTTTCTTAGCTGCGTTGATCAGTGTGCTTAATTGCTCGAAACTGCAAAATACAATCATGCATGGCGCATCAGAACTTCGTCCACGCTTACCGGCTTTCTTAGGCTCTTTCTTTAACATCTTTGAGCAAAAATGAAAATACTCATATAGATTGAAATTAAAATCCGAATTGAACGCTGCTTTCTTTGCAAGTTTACTTTCACCGTTTTTATTATCCCCCCCTACGTACCACATTGGATTACTTCCGTAGAAGTTGTTTCCGACATTGTATGGCACATCCGCTATAATTAGCTGCGCTGGTGGAATTGCATATTTTTTGTAATTCTGCATTGAATCTCTATAAATCTCGCATTTAAGTTTCTTTTTTCTTTGTTTCATCTTCTCGAAAGGAGCCGATATATCTTTGCCCGGCCGGAGCTCCGTCTCCTTTCTGTAATTTATTTAATTTCTAACAATACCGTTGTAAGTTCCAACGCGCCATCCGCTTCTATCCATGCAATAGCCAGAAAATCATTGTCGTAACCCGGCGAAGAAAATCCATATTCAAATTCAACCTTGAACTGAATTCCTTTTTCTTCCAGTGCGGATTTAATTTCTTCATCCATCTCCAAATCGTTTCCGCTTTCATCTTCACGATCTCTTGAATAGTATTCACCGTCTTCCCGATAATACTTTTCAATAATTTCTTCTATCAATTTTCTAATCATCATTTCACCTCGTTTGCTACCTGTAAACACTGAATCATGTAATCTATCTTTTCTCCTGTGTTCATGGCTACTCCTTTACTACGCATCTACGTTCATCGGTTACATAATATTTTCCATCGTGTTCAGCACAGTATTTCTTGAGAATTTCTTCTTTTTTCCGATCCATCGGGATACTGAAATCAAGTTCTAAAAGCTCTTCGTGTTTCAGCAAATGCGTATCAGCTTCAATGATTTTCACATACCATACCCATTTTGTCTCAATCGGCTTTTTCTCATGGTCGGCTTTCCACTGCTTAAGTACTTTAACAACGTCTTCTGGATATTCTTTTCTAATATCAGGACAATAATAAGTAGTATCGAGTTTTTGAATAGGGCAGTCATTGCAACTATGCTCACTACAAAATTCCGTATACGTTTTCAATGCTTCTTCCGCACTCATTTCTTCTACTGGTTCAAGCATATCTTCATACCAATCGTAAAAGCCGTTATCCTCATCAATTTTGTATTGATCTTTTTTCACTTCACTAACCGTAACTATCATTCCGTTATACTCCAATGTTTCTGGACTAAAAGTAGATACGCAGTGAGCTTTCATATACAAAGGTAAGTTTTCTTTTACTCTTACCTTGTCTCCAACCTTATATTTCATCTTCCTCACCTACGCTTTCGTTGAAATTCCGTTAACTTTTACATAATCCACTGGCAGTACCATGCATTTTCTTCCGTCAACTTCCTTGATTTCAAGATTACTGATGAAATCTGCATTGATAGTTATCTTCCCCTCTGAAACCTGGATATTAACCACCTTGTTGTCGCAAATGTTACTTGCCATAACAGGTACATTCCCGATGTTCTCCCAGTAAGCATCCTCAAACATTTCCATCTTTTCATCCGGTACACCGCTGTTACAGAATATCTTTTTCAGTTCGTTTTCACACATTTTGTATGGCTCCGGGTCTTCTGCATGGCGTTCCATCTCTTCGGATATGCCCTCAAAGATGTCTTTCACGGTCTTGCTGTCTGCATCTTCTCCAAGTACATCCTTTAACAACTTACCGAATTTATCTTTCTCTCCATCGGCAGATACAACCAAATCAATTCCAAGTACCTCTCGGACCATTTCTTCTTGTACCTCGGCAGACTTCCGGGTGTAATAAAGTACGCTATGTACATCCGTCTTCCGGTCGTTAAATGCCGGGAATAGAAATCCTTTGTCCGGCATACCTACTACCCAATCACGGGTTCTCTCTTCCATCCGTTCATCTTTCCCGTTGTAAGTAAGACCGGCTTTTGAAAGTTTCACCGGGCAGATGCAACAAAGAATGAAATCGTATACTTCCTCAGATGCATCTTCCAATTCTTCTCCGTCCGATGTCTTTCCAGGTACGTCATATACTGCATGGATAAGCACGATGTAGTAATTCTCAGCACAGTCATAAGACGTAAGAATCTTTTCATAGAATTCATCTAACAATGCCGGGTCTCTCAGTTTGCTTTCTCTCAGATTCATTAACAGTTCATGTTCTTCGCCCTCTGGGTCACTGTTCCTACTTTCTTTCGGCTTGTATTCCAGGTTCAACAAGTTCTTTCCGATTTTCCCGGATAAGGTCTTCTTGAAAATATCAAAATACTTAAATGCCTGTTCTTCCGGCAGTGAAAGAAACGCTTCTTCTCTTTCCATCCGTTTCTCTTTTTCTCCATCCACGTAGCATCCGGCTATACGGGTTATCGCACAATTCTCCGGTGTGAACTGTTTACGGATTTCTAATACTTCTTTTCTATTCACTGTTTATTCCTCCTCAATTTTAGATACAAAGATGTTAGATTTTAGTATGCAGAATGGGCGAGCCCCTTTGCCATAGTCACATCGTGTGTAGTTAATGCGACCGGACGGTGTGACAATCGCTACTAAGTGCCCACATCCTCTCTCTTTTGTACTCAAAGGCGTGCATGTCCAGTAGCAATTTGTCAGCCATTTATTTACCAACAGGTCATTATATTTCCTTGCTTCATCAAATGTCAGTGGTCTGACTTTGTCATCTATAGAGCCGTATTTTTTCTGCATATCAACCGATATAAGACTTGCTGGTGTATAGCAAAGATTCTCGTCGCCGAATTCTTCTAAGAATGCCGGATAAATTCCTCTATAAAAATGCTTTCTTAGTTTTGATAATGAATAATTCGCACTATAACCATCAAATTCTTCTTGGTTATGATATAATCCCTCTGTGATAACCGCTGTGCAATCTCCTTTCTGATCCAAGACAATAAATCTTCCAATGCCTGTGTCAAACTTCCCTCCAACCGGAATATCTTTCAGCATTACTTTGTCTTTCTGGTTTTCCTCTTCAAAAGTTGCTCCTAACAATTCTTTTTTATTCATCTTCTACCTCCACGAGTTCACCATTCTTTAATGTGTACCATGTGTTTTCTTTTACTTTTTCTCCATCCACACGAACCATTAACGATTCTACGAATTCCCACGCTTCTTCTTCCCAGTACCATGCATCATTATCAATCCGTTTCCATTCCGCAAGGACAAGTGTGGATCCTTTTACACCTTTTGCCATTGCTTCTGGCCCCCAAGCTACAGCTACGCTATTTTGGTTTTCTGCTGCCGACTTTCCCTTGTAGCCTGTCGCACTGGATGCCCCATAGTCCTTATTAGCTTCTGCTTCTGGCTTAACTCTTTCTTTCGTATATTCGATAGCTGCCTGTACCAATCCGGCAATGCTCACTCTTGCCCCCAATCTTAATCTTCGTAGATGCTACTTTCGTATCATCAGATCTTTTCGATATCTCTCCACTCTGTTCGACTTCATGATATACACTGTGTGCCGGATCATAATATCCAAGGCAATCTAACGGGTGCTCGCATGCATGAAATCCGCAGTTGCACGCTTCGGCTTTTTCTTCTTCGTATTCTTTCCCCTCTTCATACTGGAAATCTCTGCAAGTCATATCTTTGTTTAATCCTTTATAAGCTTTTATTACTTCTCCCACTTTTGTTCCTCCTAAAATTAAATTTCTTCTTTTTCTCTTTCTTTTTTCTTAACCACTCCGCAAGATATTCCTCTTGCTCTTTGTCTTCCAGTTCCTGTCTTGTCACAAAGTCACCTCCGAACATCGTTCTTTTTTGCTACGTCTTACTATTCTCCGCTTTTTCTTTGTTTCTCCAGGTAATTCAGCTTTAGCACTCGCCCAACTACAGTCTGCCAAAGGACAGATAAAACAGTTTGGATAAGTGCATCCATCCGGTTTTTCCATATTCTTCCTCCTATGTAATAAGCTTTCTCTCTAGATCATTCATGTCATAGTTCCGGCCATCGAAATTATTAAATCCTTTTTTCTCCTGTCCGCTATCCTCGTACTGTCCCTCAAAAACTTTTGTGAAATTGTTCGGTAACACAAACCAGTCGAATGTTATCTTCCAGTTCTTCACTTTTCCTTGTAAGTACTTGCTTTTCTTCACATTGTCCACTGCTTTCAAGACATCATCCAATCCGTTGCTTTCTAATCTCGCTTGTAAATTCTGATATCTCTTGGAAGTCTTTTCTATCTTCTTTACAGGTTTTATCCCGTAGCTTTCCAAATCGTTCCAAGCTTTTATGACAGCTTCAACGGATCCATTGTCTTTCTCCGGCTTTTCTTCCTGTCTTATCGGCTTATCTTTTTTTTCATTCTTCTGTTCGGTCTGGTATCTTGCATAGTTATTCACCGTATATACGGTATATCGGTTTGTTGTTTTGCATGTAATCTCACCTGTTTTTCTCAAATGTGAAAGTGCTGTCCTCAGTTCGCTCTCAGACAACCCTGTTTCTTTCGAAAGAACGGATGTCGAAGAAACAAATGATCCTCTTTTGATCTCTTCTCCCCGAAAGCTTGCATCTTTCCAGTTGGCTTTTAGTAACATATGCAAGAATAACCGACACGTCTTTATATCTGGATACCAGTCCCATTCCAGTATTTTTCTGCTAAGTTTTATGTAATTCTCGCTCACACCTCTTCAATATCCACCTCAATTCTCGGATTTTTCTTATCAACATAGAATTCATCCGTGAATCCAACTATGTTTTTCCATCCATCGTCCTGTAAGACTTTGGTATCTACTAATGCATCTTGGATACACTTTCGCCCAAATGCGCTCACATTATCCAAATCCCGTCTCTTGTCCGGCTCATACCATCGGTAGTGCATCCGTACTTTTCTTGTTATTCGCAATCTTCCGAATTGCTCATATATAGCTTGCATCACACGGGATTCATTATCTTTCTTCATATCCGCTCCCTTGTACCTGTTGGTATTCAGTGCCCGGATATAATCATTCATGTTGTTCATTTTGCCTTTCACCATCAAAATGTAATGCATTGTAATCCCTACCTATCTTTTTCCAACTCTCAAACGTCTGCTTCATGCAGAGCCGTTTATACTGGATCGCTCTGGCTCTATGTAATTCTTTCCCAATGTATTCATGGAATGCTTTTTCATCTACCGGATCACCCGGAATCGGTCTGAATACGCCATCTCCAATATTCACAATACAGTCACCATTGTTATTCGCATGCTCTATCATTCTTCGAAAGATTCTATCAACATTCATGTTGCACGGACGTTGTATTGCGTTTCTATGTCCATCCGGTATTCGAATAAAATAGCTTTCTGCCGTCTCTCTATTCTTTCCCAAACGCTTTTTCTCCTTTCTGCCGGAGTGTGGCTTCTCCGGCCGTGATACAATATCTTGTGCTGTGCATATCGAATGGGTGAGATGATATGCGTTAGAACCTGTTAATAGTTCCTTTTGCCACATGAATCTATATTTATTTAGTTACAACCTGTTCTTTCCGAACACCTGTATGAACTCTTCTCTTGTTCCGTAGTGTTCTTCAAAATATCTCTGTGCCATTTGCTTAAGTTCTAAGTCCAACCCACTGTTTGGGTTCCCGTGTACGCTCTCGGGCGTAAATTCATGTAAATGTGGTGCTAACGGAATCACAAATCCGTATTCTTCCGATTTTTTTCTGTACGGACCATAGAAAATGTGGTGTCTGTGGCAGTTTGGGCTTCCTGTAAAGTAGCAGTGTTCCATATCGTCAGTGAATACACTTTTAAGTCTTTTCGCCAATCTTCATACCCCATCTTTCTTTCATCTCTTGAATCTGGTTCGGTGTCATTGTCTCTATTCCAAGTTCTTTCGCTTCGTACACAGTCCCGTCAATCAGTTTTGACATTTCATCGGTATCGTAAGTATGTGAACCTCGCATTACCAGATTCACCCGGAATACTTTTCCTTTCTGATTGGTGGTTGTCCTAGACGTAGGTTGCAGATGAACAAATTCCACATTGTATGCGTCTATATCATCGTCCAATGGGAGCGGAACTAATGCACCGTTAATGGTTTCGTACTGTCCATATTCCGCTATTAGCTTATTCTTTATGTACACCTTGCTGTTCCCGGTCGCATCTGCAATCTTTCCAACCAGTACATGGAAATAAGAGTTTGCATCGAGGCTTCTTTTTTTCTTGTATGCCTTAATCGTTATTGTAATCTGCTTACCTCTAAGGTTCTCAAATGCCTGTCTCGCGTCTTCGTTTAGCGTTAGACTGGCTTTTTGCTTATTGGTGGCAAAATCCACCGCCAAGCTATCAAAAGTACCTGTATAGTCCATTTACACACCAAACATCTTTCTGGCTTCTTCCTGATTATCACGGAACCACCCGTACTGCTGTTGCGTCAGATCTTCAATCTTCTGTGCACTGTATCCGGCTATAGCCTTTACTTCATCAATTTTGTTTTTTTCAAATATCTTCCGAAGTTCTTTTATCTGCCCTTGTGTAATCTTTCCGTCATTGGCTTTCTGTTCTTTCTTTCCACCGCTCTTTTTATCGGCTCCCGTCTGCTGCGCGTATTCGTTCGTTTCAGGATCCTTTACATCATCCAGAAGAAATAATGCGTTCATGGCGTACTTTCTGGCGTAGCTTGATGCGGATCCCGTAACCTGTGATTCGTCCATCTTCGGTTTCGTCTCCGGCTCCCGTGCATACGCCGGAACAGATATTTCTCCACCATTTTCGCAGTCGATAAATGTTGCTGTCGATTTCACGTATACTCTTCCGGCTATCTCCACGATTTCATCTTTCAGCGTAAGAGATACATTGTATTCCCTTGAATATTTCTTGAACTCATTCAAGATACTCTCTGCGCTTCTGTAATCGTATCCACCAAAATCGTTATGCTTGTCTTTCGGTACATCCATTCTTGTCTGGATCTCGGAAAGCTTCTCTGTGATATCAAGTTCACGTTTGCTCTTTTCTTCTGCCATTACACATCTTTCCTTTCAAAGTAAACGCCTAGAGAAGTTAATGCCATTTCAATCTCTTCCAGTTCTGCATCCGTAGCCTTAACCGTAAATACTACCGTCTTCGAATCTTCCGTGGTGAATTCCGCTGCTTTCACTTCGTCCACCGTCTTGATCTGGTCGATGACTTTCTGTTCTGCTTCTGTCTTAAGTCTTTCCTCTTCACGGATTCTGGCACGTTCTTCTTCTCTTACCCTCTCGCGTTCTCTTTCGAGTTCACGATCACGTCTTTCCTGTTCCTCTTTCTCTTTTCTCCGTAAGATTTCCGCTTTTTCCTGTTCGTAGCGGTTAATAATCTGGATAGCAAGAGCAAGGTTGTTGTTCTCCATGTACAGGTTCAACGCCTGTTCCTCTTTTTCAGACTTCATAGCCTTAATGGTTGCAATATCCTGTCTGGTCTGCATAACCTTTGAGTTTATCTCTTCCCGGATAGATTTCATCGTGGTGGATGCATTTGTCCACTTCTCACCGTAGATTTTTTCCAGTGGGATGTAATCATGCAGTTCTTCTTCCACAAATTCGTTGTACAGGTTCTGGATTTCTGCTTTTTTCTCTTCTACACGTTTTGCTTCAAACTCTTTCACCTGTCCGTCAATCAGTGCGATAGGTTTATCAATCACTCCGATCAGCTCTTTCACCTTGCCCTCAAACACTTCATAAGGCTTCATGTACTCTTTCTTCACTTCAACCTTGCGGTCGTTCACTGCCTTTCTCAGCTTTCTGAGGTCTGCCAAATCACCTTTGGCTTTCTGCTTATCCTCTTCTGCAAACTGCTTTGTCTCATACACTGCCATCTCTGTTTCAAGAGATTTCTTAATGTCCTCAAAGTTTCCGGTGATAACCCCCATCGTCTGATTTATGGTCAATTCCAATTTTTGCATTTCGTTTACCTCCTAAAGTTCTTTCACGATTGTTTTACACTTGTTTTTTTCTGCTACCTTGTCGGCAAGCTTATGCACATAAGCCTTGTCCATATCTGTTTCATAGGCATATGCCCCGATACGGTATTCTAAGTCCGGTTTGCAGATCATCCATATCTCTGCCATCTTCTTTCCCTCCTGTGATCTCTTTCACGCATTCTTCGCATAGCACCTGTCCGTCAAACGTGTATAAGCTGTAACCACTGTATACAGGTCTTCCACAGCATGTGCAATATTCTTGTTTTTCTTCTTACGGCTCCGGCGGTATGGTCTTCCAATGGTCATAGCCTTTAATGCTTTCCATCTTCATCCCACCCCATTAACTTTAAAATCATGTCTCGCTCAACATAGCTGTTTTTGCGGACAAATCTTTTCAACGTGTCCAGTTGCGCTTTCTGGTAGGCATATCCGTGTACTGAATTTTCGTAGTCGCTCACGATATATGCCACTGCATCCATTACGCTCTGTAAGCTATCTTTTTTCTCTTCTCCCATGTTCAAATCTCCTTTCATGTGTTATAATTTTCTTGAATGTTTTTCTGAGTGCTTGATTGGATTTTCCATCGGCACTCTTTTTTATACACATCCGGCTATCATAACCGCCAATGCGTATAGCGTAATCACAAGTGCTATCCTGTAGTAGTTAAGCTTGTCTTCCATGCGCTACCTCCTACCCGATCATAAGTGTCAGCATTGCGATGAATGTGACAAACCATAAGCAACGCCAAAAAATTATTTTTCTTTTCAGCTTGCGGATAATCTCTGTTGCCATTGTCATGTGTGCTTCCTCCTGTTCTTCAGATTTGCGAATTACAGGAGAATGTGTTATAATCAACCTGTATTCGCTAAGCGTTCTTTAGCGGTACACCGCCCTGTCTGGTATGCCAGTACCAGCGGGGCACTTTTTATGTCCCTTTTATCGTCAGACCGATTGTTTCTGACATATATCTATATTCTTTTTATTCTTATTCTTCTTTATATTCTTCTATTGTTGTCAACTGGCTTGCGAATTGATTGTTAATGGATTGTTGTGTGGCTTGCTAACCGTTTTTGCTTGACAAGCAGTTTTTCCTTATTTTTCAAGGGTTTTAGCTTGTCATTTGCTTGTCAACTGGCTTGTCAAAATTTTAGATTTTTTGAAAATTTCTTTAATTTTGGCTTGTCAATTGATTGTTATCTGAGTGACGTTTGGCTTGCGACCAGTTGCCGTTTTCCCCTTATTTTTCAAGGGTTGTGGCTTGCTAAGTGGCTTGCGATTTGACCAAAAATCAACTACCATTTTCACATTTACCTTTTCAATAATTTGAATACATCGAAAAATAAATATTTTTAGGCTTTTTTACTGCCTTTCGTACCTGTTTTTTTCACCTTTTTATGTACGTTATTACCTCCAATGATGTTCCCATTTTTGTCCAGTTCGTCCCAAACATAACGCCCTTTACCTGAGTTCCGCCACTGTGAAAAACCTCTCAATTCTCCGTAGTCAAGCCATTCTTTTATGAGTTTTACATGACTGTCTACCATGCACTGAACGGTAAATTCCATTGTTGTGCCAACTGGAACGGTCTCTGAACATGCAAGGGATATTCTTTCTCCCTGTGGTGTATTTGCCCGGAGCGGTCTCTGACACGTTCCCATATCTCCGTCAAAAATCAGAGGTATTTTGCGTTCTTTCACAAAAATAAGACCGTCAATCTCCTTTTTGTACGCCTTAATTTTTGATGATTCACTACCTTTAACCTTACGGAGCATTCCGCATGAATCTTTGAACATGCCTTTTACCTGGTAGTCATATACGAACGGCTTTCCGTCTTCGTATTTGTGAAAAATCGTCATTGATTTCTCTTCTACTGCATCTACACCCAATGTTGCTACTTCGTCCTCACGGGACGGTGCGTCCGGTGCTTTGGATGCAATATAAGTCCGGTGAATCTCCTTATCCGCACACTGAGAACCTAATACTTCCTCAGTGAACGTAATTCTTACTTTTAGTTCTTTCATGATACTGTTTTCTCCTTTTCAATTTGTTCTGGTTGCTTTACCACTCTACGTTCTTCCTTTTCTTGTCGAAACTGTGCTCAGCTTTTCCGTTTCAGAGCTTCTCTCTTCAATTCCTTATCTTTTCGTGTCTGTTCATGCTGATCTGCTACTTTTAGAATCCGTGCTAAGCGTCACAAAGCCATATCATTTCTTTTCTAATCTCTGCCTATCTTTTCCATCTCAGTTACATTCAGTGCTTAACATTTCAGCTCCATAGCCTCTCAACTCTTGGCTCTTCCATTGCATGTTGTCTTTTCTTCTGGATTCTCCTATACTGTTTATACATGCACTGCCATGCCGAGTAATTCAGAAAAGTGAAAAGGAAAACTAATTAAACTTTGCTCTGGCAGACATCAGCTCAGCCAGAGCTTTTGTCATTTCGACCAATTCCTGACTTTCATAAATAGATGCAACACGTGCTGTTTCTTTCTGCAAAAAGTCGCACAATTCTTCAATGGTTTTATCTACTTTTACAAGTTTGTCCTGTTCCATGTTGTCACCTCCCTGTATTCAATTTATGTTATGCATTGACTTGTCCAATGTAGTAAAACAGAAGTAATGCCATTGCCAGATTTATTGACATCTGTGAACTGCAAGTCAAATATGGCACTCTCAAGAACAACCAGAACGGTTTTTCGATTTCTGTTACGATAAACGCCACAATCAATGCAGTTATCCCGTATACCGCGCAAATAACCGATGCAGTTATCATCTTTGTTATCACCCCTTTTTTGTGTTATAATTTTTCAAATACTAAAGAAAAGAGGTTGTATAATGCACGCCATTTTTAATTTCATGCAAGAATTATTCACAAGAGAAAATGTAACTTTTGCTATCGCAGTTTTCGGTGCTGTCGGTACTGCATGGAACTTGTTTCAATCTCGGAGAAAGATAGAATTTATTCCTATCGGCTTCAAGCTGAAAGATGATAATGAACTGATCGTTCACTTCGAAATCATCAATCATTCCAGAATCGCTATATCAATCGTGAATATCTCTTACTTGTATGATGGTGTCCATTACTCATGCTCAAAAGAGCGTGCTATTGGCGAGTCAATTTATCACGAACGAATGCGATTAAAGAACCTAACAGACTTCTATACACAACCTTTTCCGCTACAATTGGTGGGGCTCGGTGGTACTTCGGAATATATTCGATTTGAACTCCCGCCAGAAATTCATCCAGATTTTTCCAAACCTCAGAGTTTTCAAGTATCTTCCAATCGCGGAAAGGCAACTGAAATGAAACTTCTGCTAACTGATTCGGATTCATCCAGTTTACGTAAATATCGTATTCCGACTTTAATCCGTTCGTTCTTTCGAAAGTAGTTTCTACACAATTACCGCTCACTTTCTGGGATATTGGCTTTCCATTACCTAATGGACTGTATTCCACGCTATCACCTCCTAATACCCAATCGCAGTTTAACGATGTTAAACTTTTAGGTAAAAAAATATACCCCATATTCACTTAACCCAATGTCAAGAAATCTCGCCCATGTGTTCATATCTTCTTGTGAAAATTCGGATTTACACTGCAACTTTCTTGATACAGATACTTGGCTTCTTCCGATTTCATCGGCAAAAGCTGACTGTGAACCATATTTTTCAATAATTCTACCTCTAAGTTTGTTATAAGTGTAAGGCATTTGCTTTCCTCCTTTCGTTTGTTTCTGACTATAGTTTAACGCCATTTAACTATTTTGTCAACACTTTAGTTTAAAATAATTAAACTTTTTGTGTTGAAAGTTTAACTTTGTTATGCTACTATATAGAGGAAAGGAGGTATACAAAATGAAGAATGAAATCACAGCGAAACGACTGAAAAAAGCCTTGGATAACAATAATATGATACCACAGGAATTAGCCGAGAAAAGCGAAGTCTCAAAAGCTTCTATCAGCCAATATTTAAGCGGTATGCATGCACCATCGAACATAAGCAGTGGGAAGATGGCAAAGGTACTAAAAGTTGAACCGTTATGGCTTATGGGGTTCGATGTGCCAATGAAAAAAAAAGACGCACCGCCCGAAAGTTTAGCAGAGCAAGACGCTAAACTTCTAAAAAAGATAGCTCTTCTAACCGAAAGGGACAGAAAAATTATTATTGATATGGTCGATTCAATGTTAAAAAGAAAGAGCGAGGATTAACCCCACTCTTCCAAAAAAGTTTTTATGAATGTATGCAGATACTTGATTGTATCTGCATCTTTTATGTTTTCTATCATTTTAATAAGTTCTTCTTTGCGTTTTTCTTCATCCACATAAATCCCTCCAATATACCGACACGTCATTCCAGTAGCGATTACCTACATTATAGAACATATGTTTGTTATCTGTCAATGTTTTCACTGATAGCATCTTTTACCACAAGATAGATGTACCGCATTAGGCGAGGGTCACGGATGCCTTTTATCATCCGCTTGATTTCGTTTTCATAAGTATCAGTCCATGTTTTGATGCTCTTGCTGTTCATTTCGTCCTTTCCCATTAGATTACCTCCTATCAATGGCTTGACAAGTGCCATTTTTATTTTATAATTATACATGTAATATTTATATAGATTATAACTCGAAACTATAGTCAAGATGTTGGCTAAAATATCGTATTTTTCTTATTAAAAAGAATGAAAAATAGCCAAGATATTAGCCTTTTCGACAGGATGTGACATAATGTTAACAAAAGAGGAAATGTTGAATAACTTTGCACATAACATCGAAGAAGAGCGGAAAAGCCTTGATTTTACGCAAGTTCTCTTTTCTAAGATGCTGGGTGTGTCTGTGTCCACATACAAAAACATCATTTCACGGAAGACTAATAATCTTGACGTTTTCTTAGCACTAAGGTTGTCGGAACTAACGCACAAACCTATCCCTGATCTCTTAGGGTGTTCTTCTAAGGAATACGAGGTATTGGGAAAGTACAGGCAATTGACCGACAGGCAACGTGCGTATATTCTTGGTAAGATGGACTATGAACTCTCTATGAAAGTGCTGGAAACGGATCCAGAAAACATGTTGGATGTTCTATGCCCCACTGGTGAGATGGCTGACGGTATGATATTGGATTCCTCACACGAAGAACGGATATACTGCCCGGAATACATAAAAAAGTACGGTGAGACGTTACATTGTGGTATAAAGATAACGAGCAACCACTTGCTCCCTGTATATGTAAAGGGTGATATCATTTGCATATCCAAAAGAGTACCAAGAAACGGTGATACCGTGATTATTATACACAAAGAAACAGGACGTGCGTATATAAGGCGGTATGTACAGAGAAGTAAGACAAAGTTAGTCCCGATCAACGGCTTCGGTGATGTCATAGAAGTTGATCCGAATAGTTTTGAAGACATGGAACAATGGGTAAGGTTTGGAGTTGTGATTGCGGTATTAAGAAGATAGCATACTATGTATGCGGAGGTATTTATATGCAGAATAAAAAGGTCTTGGAATTAGATAGCTTTTTCGGGAAACTTGTTGCTTGTGATGAATATGTAGAGATTATTCCTATGTATGTAACAGATTCTCGAAAACAAGGGAGAAAATTCTATTATCAAAACATTAGTGGTATAACATGCAAGGAACCAAGTGTTTGGTGGGGGCCTGGATATATACAATTTATAATTCCGGGAGAACAGGCCAAGCAAATAAAATGGATGGACAAAGGCTGGAAGAAGGCGGTTAAAAATGATCCAAATTCTTTACTTCTTTCGGTTGTAGGAAAAGATTACAAAAAAAGATATAAAGAATTTATGGATTTTCTAAACAAAAAGATAAGTGAAAAACCAGAATCTACCGCAGAAATTGTAAATGATCTAAATCAGTTAAAAACATTGAAAGAACTTCTTGACTGTGGAGCAATTAATAAGCAAGAATTTGAAGAAAAGAAAAGGAAAATACTTAATAGAATATAATCATAGCATACTATATAATGAGGGAGGAATTAAAGTGAAAAAGAAAAAAGGTGGATGTCTCAAAACTATACTTATAGTGTTCGGAGTATTCGTAGTAATTGGAGCTATAGGATCGTTGGCAGGAGGAGACAAAAGTGAACCAAAAAAAGTAAGCTCTTCTTCTGGCCAAAACGATAAAAGTTCTCAATCTGGAACAGTGGATGAGAAAAAAGAATTTCAAGTTGGAGAAACAGTATCTCTTAAAGACGTTAATGTAACATTGGTAAGTTCTACAGAATCAGCCGGAAGTGAATATGTGAAACCGGATGACGGAAAAGAGTTTTTGATACTGGAATTTAACATTGAAAACAATTCATCCAAAGATATCAATATTAGTTCTGCTGCGAACTTTGAAGCTTACTGTGATGATTATTCGTTGAATCAAGACATTCTCGGACAGCAAGCACCAGAAGCAGAGGGGAAAACGCAATTAGACGGATCAGTTGCTTCTGGAAAGAAAATGAATGGAATCATCGTATATCAAGTGCCTACAGATTTTAAGAGTTTCGAAATTAATGTTGCGCCGGATTTCTGGTCAACAAAAGATATAAAATATGTAATTAATAAATAATTCAAAATCCCACTACTGGCGAGAAAACAGTAGTGGGATTTTTGGTATTGTATGTAAAGTGTAATGCTCTTATATTATTTTACAACGCCGGATAAGAGCCAGTAGGTCGTGATAAGTCCTACTTTTCCGTCCGGTGTAAGCCCCCTGTTGTTCTGAAACTTCTTCACACATGTGGTCAGATATTTTGTCCATCCCTCATTGTAAGACAGCTTCGTAAAGCCATATACGTCTCTGAGGGTACGTCTAAGCCATCTGATAGCCGTTATACAGTTGTGCGTCTGTCCTGCCCACAAGATATGCGTTTTAGCAAAATTCTGTGAGCCGACACCGAATTTGTTATCCTCAGATAATACTTTAGTGTCAAATCCTATGTTCATAGCTTTCTGCCATGCCCCTACACGGGTGTTTTCCAGGTAATATCTCTTGTCACCTTTCCAAGATTCATCTACCGGTTTTGCTGTTGTGGTCTGTGTAGAATTCGGTTTCTGCACAGGCTTTGCAGTACCACCAAGATTCTTATACACATAGTTCACATCCACATAACCTGGAATGCCTGGAATAGAACCCTTTGACGTGTACTGCCACATATCAATTCCGTTTACTCCGGCAGATTTAGAGCCGTAAGATGCAATCCACAGAGAATATCCCCATGTCTGACCGATATAGTTCTTATACCAAGATGTAGATGCATAGATTCCGGCTTTATAGCCATGTGCCACCATTGCGTCACAAAATGCTTTTGCGTTGGCTTTTGCAACGCCCTGTGTTCCTCGCTGTTCGCTGTCGAAATATACAGGCCATGCCGGAGAATGTCCTTTTAAAAGTCTTAATGCATGGTTGATTTCTCCATGTACTGCACCTGTAGTCTTTGCGTAAGAATACAGATATACACCGTAAGGGATGCCAAGTCGCTCACATTCAGATACATTTCTCAGCCATTTTTTGTCATCCTGTCCTGTCTGATCTTGTCCATATCCGCATCTGATGATAGCACCTACAATGCCGGATGCTTTTACTTTCGCCCAGTCGATGTTCCCGTTATGTTCAGAAACATCGACTATCCTATTCAATATATCCCTCCTGTTTTAAGTGTTCTTTCGTTTCTGTAATCTCTGATGCATGATCTTTCACAAACTTTTCTGCATCTGTTTTTTCCATGCTGTAGTGTTCTGCCAATTCGTTTACGGTATAACCGTAGGCACAGCTTTTGATCACTTCGCACATGGTTTCTTCGCTCATAGCTGCCATATTTTTTTCTCCTTCCCTGTTTGATAAGGAAATCATCTCATGTTTTTCGGTTGGCAATGTTCCCCACATTTTTAGGCTAATGCGCACCAGTTAACAATAATAGACACACTTGAATTGTTTCCGTTAACAGTACGAATAACGCAACTACTGGTGGTCGTACTTAAAACCTGCACTCCGAACGATTTTGTATTTTGTGATCCACCGGAAAGAGATACAAGTACAGTCGGAGCCTTTGAAAAAGTTTTTCCGAATTTTACAGTAGTATCTTTGTAAGTATTTGCAGGTGTTTCGATAAGAGACGTTGTGCCAAATACTGGGGCTTTTGCTTTTAATTCCGTAATATACGTCAGAATTGTTTTGTTCCCTAATTCTGAAAACTTCCACGTAGATGCAATTCTGCTTTTAATCGTATCGAAAATAACACCAAGTTTTGTTCGATTTGTAATCGGTGTAGAATCTTCAACGATGATATCATCTGTATCATTTACTTCTGTAACTTGTGGAAGTTCTTTTATATATTTTCCATAGATTTTCTGCGCTTTTTCATCAGCCATTTATATCTTCCTCCTTAATAAATAATGTTTGTGTAGCCATACTTTCTAATTCACTAATACGTCTTTCTAACTCGTAAATATCGTCCTCTGTAAGCAGTTTTTTTACATTTATGCCATTGTTCCAAATTGGCTGGCTTAATCCGAGCATGACTGGATTTGCATTAACATCTCCAAATTTAATATTTACAGACGTTCCAGATTCTGTCGTTTCTGTAGTAGCACTGTAAACAGTATAATCAGCATCATTAATGTTCCTTTTTAAATCTCCTGTCATAGCTCCACCAGCGGTCGGGACGTAAGGCTGTCCAGATCCTGAAAAGACTTCGTTTGCCGGAAATTCAATATCAGATTCGCCATTTACGCTCCTACTGCATCCACCGATAGTAATCTGTCTTTCTTTCCCCCATTGATCAGTTACTATTCCGTCCTGCCCATCAAACGGTGTACCATTGATTTTAATATCGTTTTTTAGCGAAGATGCTTTGATTTGAGACACATCAATATCAACAGATTCACTGCCGTCTATAGTTGCTGTCCCTGTAGCATCGCCGGAAAGAGTTAGTTCAAACGGATTTGTTAATTTATCCGCTGTAGCAACGGAAAGCAGTTGTTTTAAAGTCCCGACAGAAATCTTTAGATCTTCTGTGCTTGTTTCTATGAGCAAGTAATCATTATCTGACAATGTTTTCGCTTCGTTCAACGCTTCAATGTATATCTGGTCCATACTATCACCTACTTACTAGAGCATTCGACAAATCGCTTACCAAAGAGTTTACTTTTTCAACAAGTTTGTCGTATTCTGTTTTTTTAACGTACAGCTGATCTGTCTTTTCCGAAGAATACACTGTGGATCCACTCAACTGTGTATCATCGATTCCGACCTTTCCGGCTATGATTTGGTTAGCCTTGTCGATAGCTTCATTCGCTGTCTTTGACGCTTCTCTTGCGTCTTCGATAGCCTGTTGGATATTCGCCAAGTCTTGCTCAAAATCTTCTCTTGTAGCCAACGTCTTAAATGTTCCGGCTGAAAAACAGATAAATACTTTTTGGTTTTCGGCCACTTCGTCTATAGTTACCGCAAATTCACCGGGGAGCATCTTACTTGCGTCAAAATCTGCAAGTAGTCCCCTACGCATCTGTATAGCCATATTTTCTCCTTTCTATCCAGGGATCCATCTTACAAGAGAAACACCAGATGGTTGTGTCGGTGTCCCTCCACCGCCAGCAGAACCGCCTTTTGTATACCGTAAAACGTAATCCCATCCTCTCGAATAATTATAATATCTGCACACCCATATCTCTGTTCCCGTCTGATCCCCGGCTTCTGGATGTCCTCTTGTAGATGATGCTTGCACCATCTGACCACCACCGATGTACATTGCAGTGTGATATTTAACATTTAGCAGTACATCCCCTCTTTGCATTCCAGCACCAGTGGCTCTGTTGCAGCTTGCCGTTACATCCGTAAATCCGCAAGCACGAAAAACATTGTACATATTTCCCGTATAAGTAGCTCCATTTGATTTTACCGGAACTCCGGCTTGTTGCCATGCAGATATTACGAGTGATGAGCAATCATAGTCTGGATTCCCCCACCGGTTCGCTTGGCTGTATCCATGTCTGTTATCGTTTGCGATATTAATAGCCCATTGAACCGCACTTTCTGTTTTTGTCATATGCCTGTCTCCTTAAAATGTTGTGCCACTTGCAGTTCTTCCACCGACTAAATTGCCATTCACAAATTTTAAGTAACTTCCATCGCTAAACACGGCAGTTCCTGTTTTTGCTTTATTTCCATTAATCACAATCTCCTTTGCAGAAATGGCAATTTGATTTTTACTTAAAAGTTGTAATCTTTTTGAAGCATTAAATTCGGAATAACCTTTTCCGATGTTTAGGTAATCCGTAGACGTAGCTCTCGCTTCTATACCATCTAATTCTCCAGAAATGTAACCTGTATATTTTCCTCCAGATGAGTAAAGATCAATTTTTGCATTATGCAAATCTATTTTTCTACCTATAGAATCTTCGGATACATAATGTCCTTTTGCATACACACCTTGATTATTCCATCTCCCTATTTCATTTCCGTCTGAATCTTGCATCGAAAGTACACCATTTTGGTTGTTATAGCCACCAAGTGTCAATGTTCCAGAATGTATCCAATCGCAGTTAATACCTACGGCAGAAAGTACATTAACTACTGCGTTTCCATTAGAATCAAGTCCGGCATTCCATGTTTTGCCACCATCTGTAGATACCGCAAAAGCATCCCCGACCATCTTCCAGATGATATTTGAATCTTCCAGTTTTTCTTTGTTGTGGAGATAAAATACGATGGATTTATCATCTTGAACTTCTTCCGTTTTAAAAAATCCCATCCCTTGTGTCATTAATGCCGTAAGAGATTGAACAGCTTCATCGTATTTGCTGATTTTTTTGTCAGCCATTGCAGAGGCCCTTTGTATTGCTTTCGTTTCAGAAGTCACGTACTTACTGCTGTTTCTAATTGCGTTTTCAGCCGAACATTTCAGCGAAGTAAAACCGAGAAAGTTAAAAGTAATATCAGTCAAGATGGTTTTGTTTACTTTTCCGTTCCTGTCGATAACATAGGCAAGATCCATAAAGTCTGCAAGAGGATAAGAAAGATGTTCGCCGGAAAAATTCATAAATGATACGCCCGTAAGTTTTTCTCCGACCGTATTAACCAGTAAGCTCTTATCTTTGATTAGTGAATTCTCTATACTCAATATGTACCCATCAGAACCATATGTGTACGTTTTTTCATTCTCTGTAGTTTGAATACCTGTTATAACTATAGGTTCTACTCCTGTTGTCAGCCCTGTCTTCCACTGAGTTAAGAAATGGAAATTATCAACTAACTTGAAGCTACCATCGTCTATGATGTCACCACTTGTATACACATTTGTAGCATCTGTCAGAATGTATCCGCTGGCTTCTTCCACATCCACGGAATGTACTCCAAGCACATTTCCATTTTTAAGCAAGAACAAATTATCTTTTTTTCCGATCAGCTGATATGCGTTTTTTTGTTTCCTTTCAACGGACCTGTACATAATTCCATAAGAATCATCTGTAAGAAGTTCCAACCCATCATCAAACCATCCACCGTCAACATTCGAACCGCTTGAATATTTTTCTGAGCTCCAGTCCAAGTCGTCGTAGTAATATTCGCTAATGTTTTCAGAAAATGTACCGCCGGACATTTCCGCATAAGTTGAATACTTTTCTGATATCATGTCTGTCTCAAACTGCCCACCATCATAGTTCTGTCTCGGATCATCAAACCATCCACCGTCAGTATCTGCTATATTGTCAAAAAGTGACATGTCATACTGCGAAATCTGTAAGTGGTTATCCGCATTCATCCACGCATTACCGCCAGCAATCATTGCAATCCATCCGATCACCTGTCTGTGAGTGGTATTTGTGGGTTTTTCCTTTACCATGATGTTATCATCAGAAAACGAAGTAACATCCATCTGCACACCGCACGTTCTGCAAGAATCTTTCAGAATATCCTTTAAGCTGAGCGGATACGTTAAATGTGTGGTATAATCTCTGTCAAGTTTGTATGCATCGTCATAAGCAGAAAAGCTTACGGTATCCCCATAGCTTTCCGGGTCAATTACGGTATAAGTGCCACTTTTTATAGTCAGATCACCTATATCCGTGCTAATTGACTTGTACAATGTTATCTTGGCACCAAGAAAGCTATGAACTCTATATCTGTCATCTGCGTTATACAGCTTTACTGTAATTTTTCTGGAAACAACATTGCCGAGTGGCAAACTTTGTGTACCAGCTCCATCAACAATGTTGTTGCCAGATATTAAAAATTCGGATCGGCCAAGATTTAACACTGTGCCATCCAAGAAAGTAACCCTTGCAGATGGATACCAGTCACTACGTCCGTATATAGCTTTCTTATATGCATTGCTAATGTGTATCATAGTGGATTCACCCCGATTATGTTAAAACTAAGGGATTTGTACTTTTCTTCTCCCTCTTTTAATGTCCCGATATCTACACTTCCTTGTGTGACGTAAAACGGTGCTTCTCTCCATCTTCCGTAATACACGGAAAAATAATATAGTTGCACCTGTCTCTGATTTACAATCATCTGCAAAAGGTTTGCCATTTCCGATATACTTATGTCACTTCCCTCATAAGCGTAAGATTCTACCGTGAACATCGGTTCATTGCACATAACGCCACTCATTAATCGCTCTGTTCCCTCTGTAGAGGTAGTGGCAAAACTGAATTTGAATGTGTCTGGCTGATGAATAGTCCGACCATTAATCTTAATCACTTGCTGTGCCATTTACCTACCTCCCAAGTTCGAATACATTCTGTCCGTTGGACATCTGCATTTCTTTTGCTGTATTAATAAGCTGTTCAAGTACCGTTCTGCTGTCCAGATTTACCACAAGTTTTATCATTCCTGTACCTTTGCCACTTTCTTCACTTACGATTTTTCTTAACAGATTTTCCGGCATCTCCAAGTTGTTTCCCTTTGTCTGGTCACCAAGAACCGCCAAGAACGGATTTCCGGCCGGAATAACTGCCCCTTGTGCAAGATATGGAATTCTGGTGTAATTTGCATGGGAAAGATTAATTCCTTTACCGCCGATACCTGGAACCCAATCCGGTACTTTAATGTGATTCAGTCCGTCCACTAATCCATTAATGGCATTAATGATTGCTTGATTCAATCCATTAAATAAAGCGATAACCATATTTACAGGTGCTTTAAAAATTGAGTAGATTAAGTTAGCAGCTCCACGGAGTATGTTTAGTATTCCTTTTAGCGCCATATTTACATTCCCTGTAAATACTCCTTTTAAAAATGTGACAAACCCAGAGCAGATCTGTTTAATGCTGTTAAAAATCCCTTTAAAGCTGTTAAGAAAAACTTCTACTACATCTCCAAATACTCCGAATTGAGCGTGCCAGTCAGTGGCAAATACTCCTTTTATCCAGTCCATAAGCTTCAGCATTACAGCTTTAAGTTGATTCCAGTGAGTAGCTATTAATATGATTGCTGCTATTGCTGTTGCTATTGCAATAGGAACAATGCCAAACGTAGAAACTACTTGACCGATAACGCCAATTAATCCACCACCGCCTTTTAGAATGTCAATTAATGTTCCTATGTGTCCAGCAAATCCAAGAACTGCGCTTGATATAGTTGCAATTAAAGGAACTATCTTTGATGTAGCAAACGCTGTAACTAATGCTGTCCCAATGGCATCAACAATCCACTGATGTTCACCGAGGAAATTAAACAAGCCAGCAAGTACATTAATAAGTGCCGGAAGGCCGCTCTCTATCAGCCATGTAAGCATCGGCAATATAATGTTCGTATACAATCTTTCTAAGAAACTTCCAATAGCTTCTATCAGCGGTGACATAGATTCAAACAGATTCTTAATCGAATTAAGTAACGGGTAAAAGTTCAACGATCCCGCCCACTGAGCCGTATCCCACACAAGACGATTGATGATATCAAGTACCTTTTGGAAAGCATCTGCTATAGCCTGTATAATGGCCGTTCCTACGGCATTTTTATTCCAAGCTATATCTAATTGCCTTGCGATATTCCCGACCGTTGTAAGCAGTCCCTGTGCGATCTGTAACATGGTAGACAGTATCTGTGTGCCTGTACCATTCGTCCAGACTTCCAACATACTACTGCCGACACTCTTTGCAAGTGCTCCAAGCTCCGATAATGCATACTTAGCAGCATCAATTGTGTTCTTTCCCTCACGCTCCCACGCTTCTTTGAACGGTTGGAATATCTGCCCCAGTACATCCTTGATTTTTTCGAAAATCGGCGGTGCATCTATTGGAACTTCTTCAAACATTTTGCTGATCGGTGTTCCGTTTACATCGGATCCAGACGGTGTTGTGTCGGTATCCTTATTTGTTGTGTACCGATTAATTTCATCGAGCGGTGACAGGTAGTCTTTCGCTGCTTTTGTGGCTTTCTTCGTAGACTTGGCGGTCTTGTCCAGACTGGCAGCATAATTTTTTTGTACTGCCAGTGCCTTTGTGTATGTTTTATTCCCGGCAAGATACCCGAAAAACATTCCTACATAGGTTATGGCTGTACTGATAAGGTCAATGAATCGTGACAGTATCGGTGTCACAACTTCCAGAATCGGACTGAAAGCTGTAGCAAATGCATTTTGCAATCTGATAAGGCTCCCCCACAAAGTAGATATATTTGCGTTTGTGGTTTTGGAATATTGAGCGAGATTATTGAATCCACCTATTATTCCTTGTGTAAGAGCACTAAGAATTCGAAAAACACTGCTAAACAACACAGACATCGTAAGCATTCTTCCGATACTCATTCTTGCTGATCCGGCTGATTTACTAGCGTCTTTAAATGACCTACTCAGTTTTGAATTGGAATTTGCAGTTTTGTTATTAGCACTGTTTACTCCAAAAAGTTTTTCTTTCAAGGAAACCAAACCAGTACCGTAACTTGCAAGTTTGCTTTTAATGCCAGAATACGATGTGTTTAATCGGTTCTGCATATCAGCAAGTCTTCTTTCTGCAACAGCAAGTTTTTCAACTTCGGCTTGTGGAGCTTCTGCACTCTTAATTTCTTTAAACGCTTTGCCACTTTTTTCTAAATCAGCCAATTTATTTTTAGCGTTTTCGATCGAATTTGACCACTCATCCACAGTGCGTTGCTGATCTCTATATATATTAGAATTGATATCTCCACCATTAGAAACAAACCACTCTTGAGCCTTTATGAGTTGATTCATTTTTGCCGTAGTCGTTTCTATCTCGTCCTGTATTTTCTTGTATTCTGCGGTTGGGATGCGCTGATTTGCATAGGATTCTACCTTTTGGCGTAACGATTCTACCTTTTGCTCTTGTGCGATGTATTCGTTATTCAGTTTTGCAAAAGCATCTATCTGCTTGTTAATGGCGTTTTTTGCAGACGTTCCCAAATTATCCACCCTGTTTGCTGCTCTTCGCAATCCGGCTTCAATTTCTTGTGTGCCCGCCTTTACGCCATCAGTTCTGATTTTTGTGTTAATAACAATACTTCCATCTTCTGTCATGTATTGTCCTTTCTACCGCTAAATATTTGCGGTCAGCGAGTATCTCCACATGATACCCGGTTAATTATTTACGAGTCCGAATACTCTTCTTAATTCTTCTTTTTCTTCTTCGCTTCGCTCTGGTGTCGATTTAAGGTCAACAAGTTCTTTGTTACTAGAATAGAATTCTTTTTCCCAACTATCCAATTTCTTCCCTTTCGAGACTTTTTCACGAATGTTAGTTATTGTGCTGAACAAAGATTCTCCAATCTCCATAAATAGTCCCATGAATGTCCACCAATGTAAGTACTCTTTATCACGAATATCCTCATGTGCCACTTTATTAATGGCCGGAATTAGAATCTTTGCATCTTTTTTCCAATCCATAAGTTGCGGTTTTTTCTTATCTTCCTTAAATCCGCAGTCAATAAACTCTTTCGCCGTCTTTAAAGCTTCTTCCCAGTCTTCCATTGGAAGATTATCAAAGTCTTCGTAGAATATAGCCAGAATCGTTGTGTATATCTCTAAGTTTTTCTCTTCTTCGGACATTCCGGCTACTATATCGGGATCATTAATAGCACAAAGAATATCTAACACGGCTCTGTAATCTGAGCGTATTCGATATTCTTTGCCGTTTACGTTAACGGATTTCGGAAGTTTCCAGACATCCATTAGTTATGGTACTTGGCCACGTACTTATTTACACGGCGCTGTACCTTTGTTACGTTGGTATTCAGAGTTTTCTCAATAACCTGTGCTACACCATCAAGTACCTGTTCCATAAAGATTTTTCCATCATCCATAGGAGAAAAAGGACCAAGAATAGAAAAGAAAGCTTTTTCCGCATCCGCATTAATCAAATACGAAAGCTGATCTGAAATTTCTTTTTCTGCTTTCTTTACAGCTTCTAAGCTGTCTTCTTCAGGCATCTTGTAATTCTTCCAAAAAGATACAACCTCTTCATATCTTTCAACGATGTTTGTGTCATTTGGTGCAAATACCAACTGCCCCAGTTTTTCATGTGTGTGTTTGTCTATGATTGGTACTTCAATCTTTCCAGAATCAACCGAGATACAAAGTTGATTGTTGTTTCTTTTTTTTGGTAACTTATTGCTCATATTATTCCTCCTGTTAATAAAGCGTTACAGTACTTCTTTTCCTGTAGAAAGACTATGTGGAATTGCTCCGGCTGTAAATTCTGGATTGCCAGAAGCAAGCGAAGTAGCACTTACATATCCCTCTGTTCTCTTACCGTCAGAAGATACTTTGAACGGAATGTTTACGCCAGATGTATCTCCACCATAAGACTGAGGTTTTACCATAACCTCTTCGACATATGCAAGGTGGTTATCTGCACTTGTATCTTCCACAAGGACTTCCAACATAAGTGTTTTGCAGTCCGCTCCTTTTAATCGTTTCATTGCAATATCCCTAATCTTCGGATACAGCTTTTTGTCCGGGTTTGCATAGTATGTATCTGCATCCATAGACGGTTCATATCCATTATCTGTTGTTTTTGTCTGACCAAGAATGTTCTTCTTTGTCTCTGTATCCGGGTTCAGATCAACCGACATATCGTCAATGTCATCACCAAGGATTTCCCACGTAGCACTTGCTACTGTCTGTTTGAAACTATAGTCCAGATAATGCGCGAGTGCTTCTCTACTAAGATTTCCCATATTATAGTCCTTTCTACCGTTAACTTTTTACGGTCAGCGAACATCTCCAATTGATGTCCGGTTAATTAGTTCTTATGAATACATTTCTGTATTTAAGAGACATACTAATCACCCAGTCTTGCACATTGTTTTCGTAAGTTTTGTCAAGGTATGATGGTGTGATTCTTGTAATCTCTTCTATTTTTCGTTCTTCTGTAAGTGCTGGGTAAGATGTAAGCCTATGCTTTTCGCCATCAATCACGACTGTTTGTCGTTCCAGCCATTTACCTACACTATCAAGAAATTCCTTGATATCCGCTTTCATATTCGGAGAATCACGGGATGTCCTGTACACGATATAAAATGGGTAGTTGCAAAGTTGATTCACCTTGCCTGTTACCGATTTTTTCTCCTGTGCAATCACTGCACCAGATACCGGGTAGAACGCCATTCCGTCGTCTTCTTTGAGTGTGGAAAACTTAAACACTTCTCCGGTTTCCAATCCCGGATACTGATTCAGCAAATCTTTAAGTGCATTTGTTACAATGTCGTATCCGTCAACATCGTATTTCACTATTTTTTTACTATCCACCGCCTGCACGTTTCTTCACTCCTTTTACCCATGTATCACCAAATTCATCTTTGGCAGAATCAAACCAGTGATCTGTCGCAAAAGGGTTTGGCTCTTTCGAGAACTGTATATCACGGTCTGTTACTACTTTTTTTGCTTTTGGCCTTGCCCACGGCGAACCAGTTTCCGGATCTACCATGACTTTTCCCATGTACAAAAATCTTGCGTAAGGACCATATCCAGCATAAACCTTTCCACTACCTTTCAAGGATTCATTCTGCACACTAGTTGTATCAATCAGCATCCCGTCTCTTTGTGGAATATACTTTTTTGTGCCTGTCCATACCTGTTCATCTAACCAAAGTTGAGTATCTTGGAATTGCTTTTCGAATCGGTCAAGATTCACATTCACTTTGATGTCAGCTTCAACTATCGAGATGTTCGGAAAATGGAACATTCTGCTACGTGCCATTTACTTTCCCCCTATCTCAAAATGTGGGATAAGTGTGTATGTTCCGACATTGGTGATTAAGAATACATTGTCGTGATTTTTGTTCATATAATCATAAAAGCCACCGTCTCTCCGGCTCTGATAGTCTTCGTCTACTATCATCTTTTCATCATGTTCGCCCTCAATGAAAAAGTCACCGCTTGCAAATGTGACGGTATGTCCAAGTGTATCGTTAATTTGTTTCGCCCATTTTTTAGGCTCAAGATACTTTTTGCCAGCTACTACTTTTTCATCGGATGCTATGCGATAAAGAACATGGAGCGTTGCCGTGTCAGCCGTATCAAGTCCTGTCTTTTCGATGTTTGCAGATTTATCAACAATGAGTTGAACGCCTTTGATTATGGTAGGATACCAAAATATTTCATCCTTTTGATTCACATATTTGTTGAATACAGTTATGGTTTTGTCATACATTGGTACCACCTCTCGTTAATAAAACTTCTTACCGCATTTTTCACACTTCCATATGTGTCTTGTTTCTTTTATCCCGTTTCCGATATCTTCCAGATACGTTCCGGCATGGATTTTCTTTTTGTGTTTGCAAAATAATCTTTTAATAATTCCCATTGTTCAAATTCCTCTATATAGCAAGTACACTCCGTTATCATCGGTAACGTTAAAAAGATAGCTAACCGCTGCTTCGAGAAGTATTCTTTTCTCTTCTTGCACATTGGTAGCTGCTACGGTATACCGATTGCTCTGGCTGTTCCCGTTAGCGTAAGATATGCTTTCATTTCCAGAAGAAACAGAAGAGACGGTCTTATTTACGACCGTCCCATCTTCTCTCTGTATGGTTCCTATGGCATCCATAGAAGCTTTTTTAGCTTGCTCTATCTTGTACATTTCATCAGCTACTGCACATACAGCTTTTTGAACTTTTGTTTCTGCTCGCTCATTTTCTGGAAGCCCATCAACAAGGCGATCCATCGTGTAGTTGTCTACGCAGTCACTGGCTCGTTCTACATATTCACGAAATTCGCTTTCTGGAATTGTTTTTCCGAAAAATTTTTTTGTATAAAACTTATAATCTGTGTACGCCATAGTGTTTCACCTAATTTTCCTACTTTCTTGGATTCGATCTCGTCTTTGGCTTTACGTCACTGACTTCTTTATATTTTTGTGGATTGTTTTCCATCAACTGAGCACTCGTTTCATGCTCGGTTGATAAGATTCTTCCTGTTTCCAAGTCTTCAAACCGTCTCATGTTTACTCACCTTTCTTGTTTTTGAAGATAAGGTCAGGCATTACAGATTTTGTTCCGTAGTGGTAAAAGAGTTCGATGCCATATGCTTCTGAAAGAGGAATCTTCTCAGCACTGTATGGTGTGGATTTAACAGGCTGTGCGATAGCTCCATCCACCATCACCATCACGTCAACGTCTGTCGGCATGTGCACGCATGAGAATGTTTTTACGCCATGATAAGCATAGAACTCTTCGTCAGCCACGCCAACACCCGGCACTGTAACTTTGTCCAGATATGTGCGGATTTTTCCGTAGAATTTTGGTGTACAGATCATGTTCATCATAGAACGTGGTACTCCGTCCACATATTCATTCTTGGTAGTTTCGCACTGCTGAATCATGGTTTCAGCCTGTTCCTCAATAGCTGTAATACCTGTCAGATCAACTTCTGTCGCATCTGTTCCGGCAACTTTGAAGAACTCCGTGTCGAGTTCTGCGATCATTCTAAGCGCATGGTTTGCTGTTCTTTTTGCAATAAGTCCCTCTACTCCGAGAAGAGATACGTCTTTCTGTTCGACCTCTTCTACGATTTCCTTATCAACGTCAATTGGAATCGTAACCGGCTTTCCTTTTACTCCATCACCTTTAGCTGCACCTCTGGCAGTTCCGTAATTCTTAGATGTCGCATTTGCAAATCGTTTTGCTTCTACGGTTCCGGCTGACGGATCACCGGAAAGTTCGGTATTCTTCATTTTTCCAGAAATAGTGTTCTTCTGTACGTTTTCAATGACCTTTCCGTACTCTTCTGCAAGAAGCATTTTTCCTGTTGGGTCAAGTAGCATGTTTAATGATGTAATTCTTGTTGTTTCTGCCATTTTTTGTTCTCCTTTAATTCTTTAAGGTCAACGACTATCCTCTATCAATAGCCGGATAACAGTATGGTTTTACCAAACAGTTCCAGGAACAAACGGCTCTGCTTTCGGTTCACTTCCACCTTTTTCTGTAGGTGTTGTGAATACCGGTGGTGTCTTACCATCAGTTACGAAAGCGTCTTTCTGAGATTCTTTCAGTTCTTTCATGTAATCATCAAGACCAAGAATCTTTTCGCCCTCACGTTTCAGACCCTTGTCTTTAATCATGTTGATGATTCCTGTTTTGGCAAAATCAGAACTGAATTTCTCGCCCGCAAGAGCCTTTGTCAGAACGTCATTGAAGTCTCTTTCTTCAATCTTCTGGTTGTACTCTTTTTCACTGGCATCAAGCTTGTCTTTCCATTCTTTTTCTGCATTCTCAGCTTTCGTCTTCCACTCATCACGTTCTCTTGTGATCGCATCGAAGTCTTTTCCCTCGAACCCGTCCAAAGTCTCTTTCGCTGTTTCATACTGTGTTTTAAAGTTGTCACGTTCCTGTGTCAGAGTTTCTACTTTTCGTGTCTGCTTATCATAGTCAGATACACTCTTGTAATTCTCTTTCACTGCATCTTCGATTGTCTTTTTCTGCTCATCTGTAATTTCAAGACCAGCATCCTTGATAATCTGAATAATATTTTTCATGTTGCATATCCTCCTCAACGTCTCTTATTAACCGCTTCGTCTGCGGTAGGGATTCAGACAGATGAACCTCTGTCGGGGTAATCGGGATACACGGAATCGAACCGTGGACATAAGTCTTTTTTTTCAAAGAGATGATTGTGACTTTTGTTCTACCATTGAACTATATCCCGTTAGTGGTTGGTGTAAGTGTTCCCTCTATACAGTTCCAACCACTGTTACGGCTATTTGACGGTCAATCTGCATATTGTTCCGTAACTAACTCTATACAGAAAAAGGATAGCCGGATATGAATCCATGCACCATACTGTGCACTATCCTTTGCGGGATGAAAATTTATCATTTTATATTTTTAGGAGGTAACATAAGATGACGGTTCCCTAAGTCCGCAACCTTAGGGGAAAGCCTAACGGGCGTTTGACTGCCCTTTAATCAGCATTCCGCTATTAGGCTTTATTGAAAGGAGGTGTATCAAGAAAAGAAAATGTCCTATGTGATTCACCATGTTTATTGTATAATGTAGAGGGCATAAACTTGTCCCCCGTGATAGAGTTTATCAGGAGTCATTAGGTGTTATTTAAAACCTTTTACATCTCTGCAAGCTTTTTAATTTGTCTCTGAATTTCTTTTCTTTCGTCAGCAAAATCTGAGTCCATCACCATAGAAGAAAGCATATCGTATACCTCTACCATGAGTCTTCCAACGCTTTCCATCAGTTTGTCTTTATGTGCCTGATCTCCGTTCTGTTGATACATCTCTTTCGCCATAATGTACTGGTCATATAGTGAATCAATGTTTTTGTCGTACTTTCCGTTACTGTACTTCTTGATAAGGTTTTCCGATGCATCCGCAATCATCCCCGGTACGCTTTCGCATTCCAAAGATTTCATATTACACAATGTAGATGTAATCATGTACATTGCCTGTAAGTTAGACATATTTAAGTCTTTCTTTGCAGATGCTTTCTCACGTTCAAGCTGTTCTTCCAAAATCTTTTTGATCTCGCTCATTTATTACACCTCGATTCCTTTCATTTTCTTTTTGTATTTGTCGTGAATCTCCGATTGAATTTCTGTGATGTATACCATGTCGTATCCGGTAGATATGAGGTCGTTAATCATACATTCTACAGTTTTTAATTCTTCGCTTACATCCTCTACCAAGCATTCCACGAACATAGCATCAGCCACATGACCGTTTTCTCTTAGCGTGTGTGCGTACTGTTCGTACGCTTCCTTTGTTTCAGATTCCCAATTGTGGTACTCAACAAATCCATCTTCTACGGCTTTCTGCTTTGTGCTTTTCCCAACGCTTAACCGTTTGGCCGTTCGCCACGCATCCGGGATAACATTCACTTTTCCCTCAAATACATCATCAATAAGCTGATTGTGATGGTTTATAAAATATCGGCACACTTTCCTACGTTCCAAGCTTTCCGCAATATGATGGTACTCATGCATCCGCTTAAAGCCTTTTAAGCCAAGGAAATCGAAGTAGTCCGCAAACTGTCCGTGCATCATGACTGCTCCAATAAACCGTTCATTGATTTCGGCAAAGATTTCTTTCGGAGTTTTGACATCTAGGTTGCTTTTAAAATCAATCATAGAAACTCACCCCTTTTCTATGAGAGCTTTTTGATGATGATATTCGCATCCTTAACCAATGTGTCAACGGTGCCAACGTTGCCAACCGATATAGTGACGCTACTTCCGGCCGGAACTGCAATCAATGTAGTTGCCCCGACATTCTGATACACATTTGCCGTTGCTACTGTATAGTCCATTTCCGTACCGGAAATCGGTTCCCCGTTCTGTTTGATAGATAACGCTACCGCTCCTATTGCAGATGCCGTAACGTTTCCGTTAAACTCAACTTCGACCGCCATTGGCAGATTTCCACGGTTTGTGATTTCAAAAAGTCCACTGCCGTTGTCATGTGCAAGCCACCCTGTGTTACAAGCACATCTACGGCTTTTCACTCTTGTTTCTGTAAATAATACATTCTGATTTGTTGCTACTGTCTGAGCATTTTTAGCAATAGAATTTAACATATTTTTTCTCCTTTCTTAAAAAAGGAGAGCAAGCGCATGCCTACTCTCTTTGATGTTCGCAAGACTACTTTTTCGTAGATATGGATTCTTCCAACATGCTTATGATTTTGTTTTGGTTTTCAATTATTTTCAAAAAATACTTACTGTCTTGTTCGTGCAAGTGTTTTTCGATGTCAGAATTACTTGCCTGTGATAGATTACTGTTAAAATTCGCTATCTGTAAAGCAACTCCGTACACCGTCAGAAAGTCAAGTAGTGATATATCGTTCACTTACATCACATTCCCACTTGCACAGCAACCATTACCAAATGCGTTATATGCAAAGTATGGACTGCAAGACATATAAGCCGGTTTTGGTGTCGGTCTCACTGCATCAATAATGTTATTGGTCTGTGATACCTGTGAAATCTGCCAGTATGCTGTCTGCAAATCTCTGTCACGATCAGCAAGCTTGTCTCTCAAGTTCTGAATCGTGTTATCCTGGATTAACTGGCGTGTAGCCTGTCCATCTGCTAAGATGCTTTCTTTAATGTCACAGCAACACTGTGCCATCTGTGCCTGCATGTTCTGTGCCTGTAATGCTGCATCATATCTACTCTGTAAGATCTCTTTCTGTGTGTCGCAGCAACACTGAGACTGCTGAGCCTGTAAGTTCTGCAAGCCGAGCTGTGTGGTATAGCGGTTCTCTAATACGTCTCTCTGTGTCTCGCAAGCTGTGTTGGACACATTCTGATTTGTATTAAAGATATCTCTTTTCACAAATTCGTCAGAGATAAAAGCGTCCTGTGCTCCGTTGTTGTTTCCCCATCCGTTACCGCAAAACAGGAAAGCAAGAATGATGATCCAGAACCATCCACCGTCACCCCACATGTTTCCATCGTTGTTTCTTGTGACTGCTGCTACATCGGCAGCACTAAGTGTGTTTAATCCCTCGTTCATGTTGGTTCTCCTTTTCTTTTATTTATCAAGACGTGTGCACTCCGTCCAGATATCACTTTACTTTATTGATAATGTCGTTTGGATTCATGCCATTTTTCTGACACATCTCCATAAATACATCTTTCGGGTTTCGCCCCTGGCACATATCCATAGCCTTTTTTATGTTCGGGTTGCTCTGCGCCATATTCTGCAACATTGCTCCGGGATTCTGTGTATTTTGCATCATCCCCATCATTCTTTGAATCATTCCGAATGGACTGTTGCCACCCGGCATACCGTCCATCATTCCCATTAATGGATTACTCATGTGTCAGCTCCCCTTTCTGTTCTTCCGGCTGAGGTTTCAATGTATCCAGTAATTTGTTGAATTCTTCTCTTGTTACGTACTTAGCGTCCATGTTTTCCACTACAGGTTGTGGATTGTTCGCCTGTACCTCATGGAATTCAAAAGCTTTAAACGTAACACTTCCCACACCGTCAACAGATTTAACGTAGAAATACGGTGCATTGTTATCCATCATCCAAGCCGTAGTTCCCGGCTGTACAATCTGATTTCTTGCCCCGTCAATTCCGGTTACCTGTATCCAGTTTACATTCGGCTGTGCCTGTGCCTTGTATTGCTGTTGAGCCTGTGATAAGTTGTCTATCCGCTGTCGTAATGCCATCTGGTCTTGCATATAAGCATCTTGTGGCATGTACGATGTATATGGCATATATGGATTCATACTCATACCTCCTGTAAATTAGTATTTCTTGTTCTCTATGCTTTTATTTTACGCATAAAAAAGAGACCTTAACAGTTCGTTAAAGTCTCTAAAAAGTATCACTTATTCTTCTGTATAACGGGTGTTCGTAATCTTTCCGTACACATCTTCGTACAACTCCTGTTTATCCCCGTTGTATGTGTACTCTGCATAGATTCCGTCACCACTGATGTCAGTTGAAGCAAGGCATTTATAGTTCTGTAAAGTTTTGCAACTCCATACAATAAATACATTGCTTAAGTCAATTGTTTGAACATCATTAGGTCCCTTGTGAGGTTTGTCGCTCTTGTTGTACCATTCAACAAGTTTCTTTTTACATACGCTCTGAAAGTGATTCATTCCTGTGATAATCATGATTAATCCTCCTATTCCACAAACATCCAATCTTCTGCAAGCATATCAGTCTGAGACGGTGTCCACGGCACTTTATTTTTAGGCGCATAAGGATTTTCTGTCTGTAATCCAGTAGTGTTGATATATATGAACGAATGCGTCATATAATTGAATGCTTCAATAGTTGTTCTTGCTGTAACTCTGTCGTATTCTTTCACTTCTTCACTCAGTTCAGAATACGGAATCATATCCGGGTGATCTGTAACTCCCTGTTTTTTCTTTTCTTCCCACCATGCGTTATGCACTGCTTCTGCAATAGTTTCAAGATTGACTTCTGGCGAATACATTTCCAGATAGATTCCTTTACCATTCCAACCTTTACGAGCCACTTTAAGCCCTCTTTTCAGATAACGGATAGCATCACCGAATCCAAATGTTGACTGACCACCGAGAATACCGCAATTTTCTTCATCAGCAACCATCCAATCGTCTCTCTGTGTGTGCATGAAAGTATATTCCACTCTCTGCGTTTCACGGATATCAAGAATTTCTCCCTGTCCTTTGTCGGAATCCTTTGGTCTGCAATGAATCATAATCGTCTGCTTATCATTATCCCAACACCAGTAACCATTCCATCCAGGCAATTTTACTTTCGCACCCTGTTTCATTAATTCAAACGCTTCTTTAAAAATCATAATTATTCCTCCACTAACTCAAATCTGTACTTCTGCTTCACATCCGGGTATTTCTTCCTGTCTACCTCGCTAACAAACATTCCGTAAGGTCTGCACCACACGCCATTAGAGCATTCATAAACTACCTTGAACTGTCCCGGCATTTCGCTATCCTGTGCAATATACAGGACTTTTACTGTCTCGCCCTTAAAGTGCCTGTACACCTGTCCGGGTTCAACTTTTCTATTGCTCACTGTCGGAGGTTCGTCATTGAAATACTTCTCGCATTCTGCCAAATCACAGTTCTCTCTCATGAGTGGATGCTTTTCATCCAGCTTCTTAATCTCTGCTTTCTGTACGTGAATGTGCTGTCCTACAAGTGGAAATCCACAGCCGTAAAGCATTTTCGCCTTAATGTGGTGTGGTTCAAGTCTGCCTGTCGGGTCTATGAGATATCCACTTATTTTAAAAATCTTAGGTATCATACAATCACCTCTCCAATCTTATAATTGTGTGAAATTCTTTTTCAGATAAGGCACTTTCAGTCACGAGCCAAAGGCTATCGTCAGCAATATTCCTAGAAGCATATACTTTAAATAAAAGTCCAGAAACAATAACATTTTGGCATTTATTTGTCATTGACAAACCATCAAGACTTTTTTTAGGGGCAACAAACGACAGCATATATGTACTTTCTGCCCCGGTTAAGAGTTTTTGATAGTCCATGTGCTCAGAAATAATTGTTTCCCCGGTAGAATAAAATTTAATATTCCACCCGATACGGTTTTTTAGATCAATCATTTCATCTGCCGTAATGTTCGGCGTTTCATCGACTACCGTTTCCTCTGCCGGATACATTTCCCAATCTTCCGCAAGCATATCTTCTTGTGTTGGTGTCCAGTTTGGCTGAAAGCTTCCTTTTCGTGTGTAACTCATAATGCAGTCCGAAAAACATTCTTCTTCTGGTAGAATTGCAAGAAACGTATTCGTTGTTAAACCTTTGTTTTTTCCAATAAAAATAAACTGTTTTCTCCCATTAAAAAAGTTTTCTTTCCATACATTGCGTGTAACTTTCTTTCCGTTTTTCATGCATTTTATGGCTTCTCCGAAGTTCATGCCTATACCACCCTTTCAATCTTATCATTTACTCTTCTACTCAATCTCTTGACCGTAGACACACTCACATTCATTTCTTCCGCACAGTCCTCTAAAGGCATAGCTTTAGCACGGAGCCGGAACAGTTTCAATTCATCCGATGTAAAGTTGCATTCTAATTCAAAATAGTCAAGTTCTGGTCGTGTAAAAGAGTATATTTTCATAATTCCTTTGGTTTCTTGTCCGTCATAGCATTTACAAGCTCTTCCCGAGTTTTTTTTAAACCCTCAATGTTATTCCCTGTGATTTTGTTTTCGATCAAATTAAACATACTTCTCATTAATAGATTCATATCATCCCTCGTATTCCTTATGTTCTTATAATCGTTATCAAGTTTCTGATTAATCCCTGTGATAGATGTTTCAATGTTCGTTATTCGTTTTTCAATCTGTTCTATACGGTTGTCCTGTTTTTGCTTTGGTGCTTTCCATGATTTGTACCACCCGGAAAGCACCGCAACAGCACCACCGATAACAGATATAGCACCGCATATAGCAAGTATCTGTGTTATTAGTTCCATGTGTTACGCTCCATAATTCAATCCGATTCCGGCTTGCCTGTATATCTCTTTTCGCATTCTTTCTTTCAGGTCCTCTACATCAATAGTGATTGTCGTTTTTTCTGCAACCTTTACATTTCTGTAATCATGAGCCTTTAATACAGGTGATGCCACATCTTCAATAATCGGTGAGATAACAGGAGTAAGATACGCTTCTTTCTCCAACCGCTTATTTTTGCACTTGTCTTTAAACGGACACTCTCTGCACATTTTTGCCATTCTTGTCAATCCACTCATTTTACATCACCTTTCGTATTAAGATATCTTTGTGCTGCTTTTGCAGATTTCACAGCCTGCGACCTATCCCACTGTGCTACCCGTAGACGTTCCGAATATTCTTTAAGACCATTATCTTTGCAGAACTCACGGTATTGCTTATTCTGCCGTCTGAGTACCGCTGATTTGCGGTCATACATCTGTTGCAATTCGAATTTAAGCTTATCATCTCCGCTTGCATCTATAGCAGTCTGCAAATTCTGAATCTCTCTCTTGCTGTTGCGAATATGCCTTTCCATAAGACGTTGTTTTTTCGCACGTTCTTCCGCTTTGATATTGTCTTCGCTTGACAGATTGATATCTGCATACGGATTGTTTTCACCGTCACCGGACCCGAAAGAGTGTCGGCAGTTCACGCCACACAACCCTGTCACCGTTCCGTAGCCTGTTGATGTTCGGAAGTCCGGGAACCTCTTGTCTTTGCCTGTCCGGGAATAGAATTTTCCTTGCCACCAAAAGTGGTTCGTTGGATTGTTACCGCCATCACCAATTCGTGCGCCCACATGTGCAGATACTAAGATAGTATCCCATTCCAATTCTTCCATTCGTTTTAATGCGATTGCTCCGGCGCACTGGCTTATCCCTGTGCGGACAGTCATCATTGTGGCTGATTCAATGCTCATTTCTCTACCGGACGGATAGGATACTTTAACACCTTGCTTTATCATCTTGTCAACAGCATTCCTGACAGCTTGTGTGTATGATACGGCACCGCTTGATGTCATGCGGTAAGCTGTGTCGACCTCTTTCAAAAACAACTTCTGTGCTTCATCTGCCGTTGTTCGTGTAAGGTTTCTCCATTCTCCACACGTAGCGTTATAATCTCTTTCCAGTATTCTGAGCAATGCCGGAGATTGCAATAAGGGCGTAGGTGATAGTCCTACCGCCCTATATATCGCATCGTCTCTCTCGATAGCTTTTATTCCGGCTTCTTCAAATGCGCTTTTCAGCTCGTTCTCTTGCTTCTTCGTTTTGTCAGCAATCTCTTTTTGTATGTCTTCCAATAAGTAGCCGGATTCCTGTAACACCTGTATCTGCCACCTGTCCGTAGCTGTAAGCATATAGTCTTCTCCACGACCTATGCGTACCATTATACGCTCAACGATCATGTCCATAATGTTCTTATGCATGTCTGACGTTATCTTTTCGGCTCCCTCGGTCACATGAAAGAGATATTCCGGCGTAAGCATTACTTACCCTTTCCATCTGGCCATGCAAGAAGAATTAAGAAAAACACACAAATCACAATAATATTAATCGTACTTGTTGCCATCTTTATTCGTCCTTTCCAATCTGCTTAATAATCTGATTAACGTATGTACTCAGTCCGGCTACCATGATGCCTTGTACTATAGACGTGAACAGTGCCATAAAAACGTTTTTCATGCTGTCCAAATCGCAAGTTGCTGTTACATACATTCCGCAAATAATAATTCCAATACCTCCGAGAGAGAGTGGAATGTCTTTATCCTTAATTCTCTTTGAATTTTTCATCCATTTCCCAAGAAAATACAAGGCAAAAGAAACCACCATTAACTCCGGCTTTACATAACTAATAATCTGTTCCATTTTTTAGTCCTCCTTTACAGACATTATCATTTATCTTTCGGATTGGCGTGTCCCCTTATACCTCTTCCCATCCATACACACCCGGCTCCCAGACGTTGTTGTCAATGGTGCTCTGCCATGTCTTGCCGTTGTGTGTAACCTTATCGCCCTTGCTGTATGGATTCGTGCTGTCTGGTTGTTCCCACTCTGGAATCGTGTCAGTGTCCGGTATAAGCACCTTGGCGAACAAAGACGGCGCATCCGGTGGTATCCATGTCTCTTGGCTTGTGTGGGCTTGTAATACCTTGTAGATAGTACCATCGTATTCCAACCGCTTGCCAACTACATATTCCTTGCCAGACTGCCATTTCTCCACAAAGTCTGGATACTTCAATATTTGTTCATCGGTCATGTTGGCTGTCTGGTTTTCCAACAGCTTCCGCAACTGCTCTGCTTGTTCCCTCGTCACTGTACCACCCCCATTATAATATTTAGTGCTTCATCTGCGCTTAATTCTGGCTCTGGATAGATTGGGTTGTCTACCAGTGTCCACACCTGCCTAATCGCATTCTCTTCTTCCGTCCATCCAGATTCCCAGTGTTTGCCCTCTGTTACCTCGATGGGCATATCTACGTACACCACAGGCTTGTAGCCTAACTGTTCCAGTTCTTCTGGCAATGGATTATTGATAGTGCGACCGTCTAACACTATGGTCTTCGGTGCACTTCTCAGAAATCCGTTTTGCAATTCTGCGTACATTTTTTAATCACCTCGCTTTCTTTTATAAACTTCTTTTGTATACTTCGAAATCAATAGTTTCTACCTTGCTTTCACCAATTCTTAGCGAAAAATCCACCGCATTGTCAGAAAGTGTATAATTACTCGCTACAATCGCTCCCGCTGTTGTGCTTTCGCTACATGCTAAATATCCGTACTTATTCCCATAGACATTTATAATTATATTTTTGATATATTTATTAGTCTTTGGGAGTAAAAGGTACAGTGTATCGTTTTCAGCATTAATTTTCACAGCTAATGCACCCCATTTGTTTTGTACGGATATATCTCCTACATATTCAAGCATCTCTTCTACCTCCTGTGCCTTTGCCATCATCATTCGCCGTCTTAACATATATCCACGGCATTCTTGACACAGGATTTAGAATCAACTAAGCCGTGACT